AGGCTATCGAAGATAACCTTTATGATCGTCTCGCATCTCGCTACACCAAAGCATTGGCTCGCTCTATGGCGCAGACCAAGCAAATCAAGGCAGCTTCAATCTTGAACAACGCGTTCTCGACAAGCAGCCCTGTAGGCGACGGTGCAGCGCTTTGTTCGTCCGCTCACCCGTCTTTGTCGGGTAACCAGCGCAACCAGTTGTCTGTCGCAGCAGACCTCAACGAGACTTCTCTTGAGCAAATGTTGATCGACATCGCTGGTCTGACTGACGAACGTGGTCTAAAGATTGCTGTTCGCGGCATGAAGCTTATTATTCCAAAAGAGCTTCAGTTTATCGCAGAGCGAGTTATCAACTCGAACCTGCGTTCAGCGACCGCAGACAATGATCTGAACGCCATGAAGAGCATGGGTATGCTTCCTGAAGGTGCAGTGGTTAACCACTTCCTGACAGACACCGACGCATTCTTCATCAAGACTGACGCTCCTAACGGCTTCAAATACTTCAACCGTTCGCCAATCAAAACGGCAATGGAAGGGGATTTTGACACCGGTAACATGCGCTTCAAAGCGCGTGAGCGTTACAGCTTTGGCGTTTCCGACTGGCGCTGCGTATTTGGTACTCCCGGCGCGGCGTAATCTGTGGTATAAGGGGTTAGGGCTGTTCATTGCCCACCTCCCTGATGACTGCACTTGGGGCCTCTTACGAGGCCCCTTTCTTTTTGTCTCAAGCTAAGTTATAGTCACGATAGGGCTCAATATTAGCTTTGCAGACAGGGGTCGGCCCACCTGACATTGCACGGACTGCGAAGCGAAACCTTGTGCAAGGGGTATTAAAATGGCTTCGACTACTTTCTCTGGTCCAGTGACCTCCACCAACGGTTTTGTTGGTGACATCAAAGTTCCCACCTATACAGTTGCGACTGCACCTTCTGCTTCTTCGGCAGGCGCGGGTACGCTTGTGTATGTTTCTGACGGCGCGGCAGGTTCTGCAATTCTTGCGTTCTCTGACGGCACCAACTGGAAGCGTTCTGACACTGGCGGCACTATCGCGGCATCATAAGGAGGTGAAACATGAGCAATCGGTTTCAGCCACCTTCTGAAGAAGAACTAGCAGCTCGCGGCATTAAGGTCGAAAAAGTTCGCGCACGTAATGACGACGGCACGTTGAAGGCTGATGATCCTTCGACGCCTGACGTTAATGAGGCGTGGGAAGAAAAACCTGTTAAAAAAGCCGCTCCCAAAAAAGTTGCTAAGAAAACAACGAAGAAAGCGGAGAGCAAATAATGGCTAATTCAGACGTAAAAACTAAACGTCTGACTGGGACAGGAGCGGCCAGTCTAGGCCGCAACCGTCTTCGTCAGATTCAGGTTTTGACAGGCGCGGGCGCGGGTCGTTTAACGTTGACAGATGGCAACGGCGGAGCGACGGTTCTCGACATCGACTTTTTGGCATCAGACTCGCACTCTGTGAACATTCCGGATGACGGATGTTTGTTCACGAATGATTTGTACGTGGCTACGCTCACAAACATCACTGCGATGACGATCTTTTACAGCTAGAGGGCGACGTTATGGCGACCACCAAAGATGTAAAGCGGTTGCCTTCTGGCAGATTAAGTTATCGGGGGGAAACTTTTGCAGGATACAACAAACCAAAGCGAACACCCGGTAAGTCAAAGAAAAGTGCTGTTCTGGCGAAAAAGGGCAGTGACGTTAAGTTGGTTCGTTTCGGCGATCCGAACATGGCAATTAAAAAAGATCAACCGGGACGTAGAAAAAACTTTAGAGCGCGTCATTCGTGCGGCACCGCTAAAGACAAGTTCAGCGCCCGTTACTGGTCATGCAAAGCTTGGTGAGGAAGAAATGCGAGTAGAAGACGTCTTGGCGAAATTAGAAAAGCACGAAGCTGAGTGCAATTTGCGTTATCAACGCATTGAAGAAAAGCTTGGCGAGCAGAAATCTGCGCTAGACCGCCTAGATATTAAAATTTGGGGTTTGGCTGTCCTCATTATAGTTGCCCCGCTTGTACATAAATTCTGGGGAGTTTAATGAGCCTTGCTTTCCTAAGACCATCCCTCGAAGTAGAAAAAGCAGTTTATCACGAGCTGGTAGACTGGTCTTCCACGGTCTTGGAAAAGGTAAACCCTTACTTTAACAACCTTCCTCCTTGCCCATACGCACGACAAGCTTGGGCCGATGGCCGCGTCGCGGTACTGTTCAAGTACGAAACCAACAAGCAAACGCTGTACAACACGGTTTCTCAGTTCGACGACAACTTTGATGTTGCAATTATTGTCGACTTTAAGTTCGACGAAGACCCTGATTTATTCCATACCTACTTAGACGAGATGAACGACGTTATTGCTGACGGAATGTTCATTGATCGTGATATTTGGGTTATGGGTTTCCATCCGCACGACGAGGAAAGCGAGTTCGTGAACGAAGTCGAACATGGCTTTGAACCTCAAATTGATGCTGAATACGCAATGATTTTTGTTCAGCGTTTGTCTAAGTTGCAGGAAGCGGCAGACAAGCTCGACAAAAAAGGCTATTATGATACATATAATGGCCAGTATAACGCCCGTGAAATATTCGAAAAGCGGGAGCGCCTTTACAGGAGACTGAAAGATGGCAATGAAACCTAAAAAGATGCGTGGCGGCGGCATGATTAAGAAAATGCGCGGCGGCGGCATGGTTAAGAAAATGCGCGGCGGCGGCATGGTCAAGAAGATGGAGTACGGCGGTGCCGTTCGCACTTCTAGCAAGAGCGGCAGCAAAAAAAGCTGTGCGGTAAGGAACGCGTAATGGCAAAGCGGGGCTTGTACGCAAATATTCATGCAAAGCGTAAACGCATTGCAGCGGGGTCTGGCGAAAAGATGCGCAAGCCCGGCAGCAAAGGTGCGCCGACTGCAAAAGCGTTCAAGGAATCCGCTAAGACTGCCAAAAAGCGGGGGACTAAGAAGTCATGACGACATCCGGTAGCAAAGATTTTGAGCTAGACGTAGCCGAATACGTTGAAGAAGCCTTCGAGCGGTGTGGTCTTGAGGTTCGTACTGGTTACGACCTCAAAACTGCCAAGCGTTCGCTCAACCTGTTGCTGGCGGATTGGGCTAACCGCGGGTTGAACCAATGGACAATCAAGCAGCGCACGGTAACGTTGGCTGTTGGCGATGGTGAATACGACCTCGGCAACGACGTAATCGACATCTTGTCGGTCGTTTGCCGTCGGGATGGCACGGATTACTCGCTTTTGCGCTTGAGCCGTGACGATTATCTCAACATTCCGAACAAAACCACACAAGGGCGTCCCAACCAGTTCTTTTTGGACCGCCAAGTGACCCCGAATTTGAAGATTTGGCCTGTTCCTGAGAATACGACAGACGTTATCATCTACGATGCGCTTACCCGCATGGATGATGCTGACATCTATACCAACACAATGGACCTGCCGTTTCGGTTTTACCCCTGTTTAGCAGCGGGTCTAGCCTATTACATTGCTTTGAAGCGGGCACCTAACCGTGTTCAAATGCTAAAGGCGGTGTATGAGGAGGAGTTTGAACGCGCAGCGACGGAAGACCGTGATCGGTCGTCCTTCAACGTCGTTCCGAAGTACGAATATTATAGGGCGGGGTAAATGGCGAAGTTTGCTACCGGTAAAGACTCATGGGCAATCTCGGATCGTTCCGGGTTCCGCTATCCATACCGCTTGATGAAGCGGGAATGGACTGGTGCGCTTGTGGGACCGGACGAATATGAGCCTAAACATCCGCAATTGGGGCCGTTCCGCAAGGTTGTGGACCCAGAAGCCCTTGAGAACGCAAGACCTGACCGTGTTGAGCCGCTTGACGTGTTTGTCGGTGTGCCTCTGGTCGAAGCCCCTAACCTGAGACCGGTCCAAGCGTTCGGTCAGGTTGGCCAAGTGACGGTGGTGACATGAGCTTTACATACGATCAGCTAACGCAGGCCATTCAAGACTACACACAGTACGATGAAACGTCGTTTGTGGCCAATATTCCTATTTTTATTGTGCAGGCAGAGGAGCGTATCCTCAAAAACGTTCAGTTAAGCCTGTTTCGGAAGAATGTGAGCGGTGTAATGTCGTCTTCAAACAAGTATTTAGCTTGTCCGAGCGACTTTTTGGCTCCGTTTTCGCTTTCGTTCACAGATGCCAGCTCAAATCAGGTGTTTTTGGACTTCAAAGACCCCGATTTCGTGCAAACTTTCAATCCAAACGCGTCTACGACGGGAAATCCGCGGTATTACGCTGTTTTTGACATTGATAACTTCATTTTGGGCCCCACCCCGGACGCAAACTACGCTGTAGAGCTTCATTACTTCTACCGTCCGCTGAGTTTGACGCAATCTGGCGGCAGCGGCACGACATGGCTGAGTGAAAACGCCCAATTGGCGCTTTTGTATGGCAGTTTGATCGAAGCTTACATTTTTATGAAGGGCGAGCCGGATATAATGCAACAGTATGAAAAGCGGTTTGCTGAAGCGATTACCGGTCTGAAAATGTTCGGTGAGAGCAAAGAAGTTACCGATGAATATCGTACTGGTATGGTTGTGAGGCCGAAACAATGAGTTTTCCGGCATTAGATATGAATATAAACCCCGGATTCACGGTGGAGGTACACACCACCAGCGGTCGTGGGTTTACTCCAGAGGAAATCGCTGAACGTGCAGCTAATAAAATTATTTCTATTAGTGATGACGCGAACCCTGCTATTCGGGCACAGGCACATGCCTTTCGCAAGCAAATTGTAAAACTTTTAGAAATTTACATGCGCGAAGCGATAAAAAGTGATAGAACCACTGTGTACAACGCGCTAACCGACGCAGGCCACAAGGAGCTTGCTGAACTGATAAGGAGACTGTGACATGGCTTTCTCAGGAAACTACATGTGTACATCCTT